AATGTTCGCCTGGGCCTGGGCAGCCGACCTCAACACCTGGTGGTTCGTCATCAACGGCTGGTGGGCGGCCTCCTATCTGGCCGCCATAGTTGTCGCTTACGATCAGCCGGAATGAGGGAGTCTCGGGCAGGTTTCGCGTACGGTTTCGCGCTCGGCGTGGCGATCGGAACCGTCTCCACCTGGGTCATCGCCTGGTGGTGGATCGTGCATATCAGTGTGGGGGTCTAGCCAGCAGACTCCCCTGTTGTGGGACACTCGCGGACAAGACACCCTCCCGAGAGCGATACCGATGCCTCGACGCCGACCCGTTCCGCAGGTGGTGACCACCGCTCTCGTCGCCTCCGCGACCCGGTATCCCGGCAAGATGGAACGGATCTACCGGCCCCGCCAGGACTGGCAGGCCGAGTGCTACCGGCAGTACGGGATCTGTGGTGAAGCCCGGTTCGCCGCCAAGTTCTTCGGCAACGCCGTCTCCCGTGCCGTGCTCGGTGTCGGCCAATACGTGAACGGGCTGCTCAAAGAAGCCAGCCAAGGTCCCGCCGCCGAAGCCCTCGGCGCCCTGTTCGGCGGACCCGGCGGTCAAACCCAGGCGATGCAGGCGATCGGGATGCACCTGACCATCGCCGGAGAGTGCTACCTGGTCGGGTTCGGCGACACCGAAACCTGGGAGGTCGTGTCCTGTATCGAGATGATGGTCTCCGGCGACACCTGGACCATCAACTACGGCGACGGACGCCAAGTGGTCCTGTCCGAACAGGACGTGGTGATCCGGATCTGGCTCCCCTCCCCCGCGAAACAGATCGAATCCGACTCCCCGTTCCGGGCGATGCTGCCCATCCTGTCCGAGATCGAATGGCTCACCCGGCACGTCTTCGCACAGATCACGTCCCGTCTCGCCGGGGCCGGAATCCTGATGCTGCCGCAGTCGATGACATTCCCGCCGCCACCGGCGGTCGAAGGTCAAGAGGTCGCCACCAGCAACGACGCCGACTCGTTCATGGCGACCCTGGCCGACGCCATGCTGAAACCCATCGAGGACCCCGGCTCCCCGTCTGCGGTGATCCCGATCGTGGTCACCGCCCCCGACGAGGCGATCGACAAGGCCAAGTTGCTCACCTTCTGGTCCGAGTTGGACGCCCAGTCCCTGGCGTTGCGCAACGAGGCGATCCGCCGGTTCGCGTTGGGCATGGACCTACCCCCCGAACAGATCCTCGGGATCAGCAGCAGCAGCGGCACCGGCGGTGGCCGGTCCACCGGCGTCTCCCATTGGGGTGCCTGGCAGATCGAGGAAGCCACCATCAAGATGCACGTCGAGCCGATGCTGGACGTGATCACCCAGGCCCTCACCACTACCTACCTGATCCCGGCGCTGGAAGACGACTCGTGGATCATCACCTACGACACCGCCGCGCTGAGGCTCCGCCCCGACCGCTCCAAGGAAGCCTTCGAGTTGTACGACCGGGGACTCATCTCCGGGGATGCCTGCCGACGCGAGAACGGATTCCCCGAAGACGACGCCCCCTCGCCCCGCGAGTTCCGGAACTGGCTGCTGCTCAAGGTGGCGTCCGGGTCCTCGACCCCGGAACAGGTGGGGGCTGCGGTCAAGGCACTCGGTGTCGACTTGGGGGTGCTGCCCGAGATCCAGGCCCCGACTCGGGAAGCGCAGCCACCGCCGTCCGTCGAAGAGCACCCGGTCCGCGACCTCCCCGACGCCGCCGCCCTGGTCGCCGCCTGCGAAGGACTCGTCTACCGGGCACTGGAACGGGCCGGGAACCGACTCCGCGCCACCTGCACCAAACCCCCCGGGGTGCCGTCCTATGAGACCCACCTGTTCGTGAAGGCCAACGGCTCCACCTCGAAGTTCCTCGAAGACGCCTGGTCGTGTGCTCCGCAGATCCTGGACGGGATCGCGAACGCCGAGAAGGTGGTCCCCGTCCTCGACTCCTACTGCCAGTCCCTGCTCGCCGAACAGTCCCCCCACAAGCGGGAACGGCTCGTCAACTGGTTGCGGCTCGCCGAGCAGGTGCCCGCATGATCGTGCTGTCCCTGGCCGAGTTCGCCTCGAAACGCCGCAAGGCCCAAGACGACGCGATCGCCACCCTGCAGCCACTGGTCGACGCCTGGCTGAAAACCCCCAACCCGGACACCCGTCGGGCACTCGTCGACGCAGCCGTGTCGATCTACACCGAGACCTACCGTGCCGAAGGCGGCACCGGCACCCCGCTACCGGGCAGGTTCCGGCTCGCCGTCCGGACCACCCTGCTCCGCTCCAACCCGCAAACCGACCCGGTCACCCTCGCCACCCTGCTCGCCGTCACCGCCACCAACGCCGCCACCGTCCAGGCCGCAGCCGACGACTCTGAGCCGCTGCTGATGGAGTGGGTCACCATGCACGACGACAAGGTGCGGCACACCCACCGCGACGTCGAAGGACAGCAACGCCCCCCCGGCGAGAAGTTCGCCGTCGGCGGAGAACGACTCGACTACCCCGGTCAACCGGTCGGGGACCCTTCCATCTGGATCAACTGCCGGTGCACGCTGGCACCGGTCCTCGCCAGTGAGCAAAGGTCAGTCACTGACGTTTTGGCCGACGAAGGAGTAGCCATGACCGACACCGCCACCGAGGCCCCCGCTGCACCGGCCACCGAGATGCCCCCCGAGATCGCGGCCACCGTGCCCTGGCATGGGGTGTTGGCCCCCGAAGACAAGTGGTCCGGCGACGGGCGCAAGTTCGCCGCCAACTCTCTGACCACCCGGGACATGCCGCTACCGCTGACCTGGCAGAAGGCGTCCTCGGAAGGCCACGGCGGTTCGGTGGTGGTGGCCCGGATCGACGCCGTCGAACGGGTCGACGGCGAGATGCGGGCGATCGGTGAGTTCCTGGCCTCCGCCGAAGCCGACGAGGTGGTCGGGATGATCGCCGAGTTCGGCAGGTTCGGGGTCTCCGTGGACGCCGACGACGCCGAGTTCGAGTTCGAGGAGGCCACCGGGAAGGTCACCTTCACCTCGGCTCGGATCGCGTCCGCCTCCATCGTCTCCATCCCGGCGTTCGCCGAAGCCTGGGTCTCCCTGGGTACCGCGCCGCCCGACTTCATGCCCGCCGCCGACACCGAGGACTGCGACCCGACCGACCCGGACGGTGACTGCTACGACCCGAAGGCCAGCGCCGAAGCCACCGGCGAGGACATCGTCCGGGCACTGACCGAGGCGATCGAGGAGTCGCGTGAGGTGTCCACCGAGGAGCGGAAGGGTCTGGCCGACAAGGGCCACGCGATGCCCGACGGCTCCTACCCGATCGCGAACTGCGGTGACTTGAAGAACGCGATCCAGGCGATCGGACGCGCCAAGGACCCGGCGGCAACCAAGGCGCACATCAAGAAGCGGGCCTCCTCCCTGTCCTGCCCCGACGTCGAACTCCCCGAAGGGTGGGTGGCCGAGGCCGACGAGTTCGGTCGTGGACCCGGCTGGATCACCAACCCCGAAGACACCCGCCGCATCCACGACTACTGGACCAAGCCCGGTCAGGAGGGCTACGCCAAGATCAACTGGGGTGTGCCCGGCGACTTCAACCGGTGCCGGGTCGAGGTCGGGGAAGAGATCGCCGAGAACTCCCCCGACAAGGTCCGGTTCCTGAACCAGATCTGTGCCCAGTGGCACCACGATGCGCTCGGGTTCTGGCCCGGACATGCCCCCACCGAGCAGCGGCTGGGCGACCCGGCACCGGCGTTGTCCCTGGTCGCTGCCGGTGGACCGAAGGCACCCGCCGCCTGGTTCACCAACCCCGAACTGAGTGAACCCACCCACCTCACCGTCACCGACGACGGACGGGTCTTCGGCCACATCGCGGAGTGGACGACCTGCCACATCGGCTACCCGGGGGTCTGTGTCACCGCCCCCCACAGCGAGACCGACTACGCCTACTACGCCTCCAAGAGCGTGCTGCTCGACGACGGCAGCATGGCCCGTACCGGAGTCATCTCGTTGGGTGCCGGTCACGCCGACCACCAGTTGGGGGTACGCGGTGCGGTCGCCCACTACGACTCCACCTCCGCTGCGGTCGCCGACGTCAGTGTCGGCGAAGACGAATGGGGGATCTGGTGTGCGGGTTGGATTCGTCCCGGCACCACCGACGAGCAGGTGATCGCCCTCCGGGCCTCCGACGTGTCCGGTGACTGGCGCGAGGTCGCCGGACACCAGGAGATGGTGGCGGCGCTGGCGGTGAACGTAGCGGGACTGCCCGTGGCCCGAGTCCACGACGGCGTCCAGGTCGCGCTCGTCGCCGCCGGTGTCGTCGCCAAACCTTCGATCAACGACCCGGTCGGGGACCTGGCGGAGGCGATCATGGCCCGGTTGGATGCTCGTGACGAACGCCGCAAGCGGATGCGGGAACTGGCGACGAGGGTAGGAGGGCAGTAGTCATCGGATGCAACTGCGGAGGTAAGAACTCCAAGCAGCAGTTCCTCTATACGTCCCCGAAGGGGGAGCACAAGGTCTACAAGACCGAAGTGGAGGCACGGGCTGCACAGATCAGGAACGGCGGCGGAAGGATCACGGTGCAAGCCGCATGAGTTACCTGACCCAGAACGAGATCGCCAGCAACCCGGCCATGCAGAACCGGGTCGCTCAGGCCGCGACCAGTGAGGACATCCCACACGGTCCCGACACGGAGCCGATCACCGCCGACCAGTGGACGATCGACCACCGCCGAGAGTGGGCGGCAGCCCCCGGTTGGGATGCGGCCTGGGAGTCCGCAAAGGTGTCCCACCCCAACGACCCCGACGCACCGCCCGGCACCGACTACGACCCCGGACTGGACGAGGCCGTCATCACCGACGGCCAGATCCTGTCCCAGATCCAGGCGATGCTGACCTGAGAAGGTCAGTCACTGACGTTTCGAGGAGTGAGCGGTGGAAGCACAGATCCAGATCCGACGCAGCACCGCTGCGCAATGGATCAGCGCCAACCCGATCCTCGCCTCCGGTGAACCCGGCCTAGAGACCGACACCGGGAAAGGGAAGTACGGCGACGGCGTCACGCACTGGGTCACCCTCGGCTACTCCTGGCAGTTGCTCGGTGCCGGACCTACCGGCAACGCGGGCGGCTCCCTGACCGGCACCTACCCGAATCCGACCCTGGGGTTGAACACCGTCGGCGCCCCGCAGATCATCGACGGCGGTGTCGGGTCCGCCGAACTCGCCACCAACGCGGTCACCTCCGTCAAGATCGCCGACCTCAACGTCACCACCCCCAAGTTGGCCGACGGTGCCGTTACCGGCGCCAAGTTGGCACCCGGTGCGATCGGCGCTGGACAGATCGCGGACGGCTCGATCAGCCTCGCCGATCTGGCCCCCGCCACCGTCAGCGCCCTGAAACTGGACGTGATGGACGAAGGTGTCGCCCTCCTCAACGACGCCGACAAGATCAACTTCATCGGCGAAGGCGTCTCGGTGGCCTCCGGCTCCGGGATCGCGACCGTCACCATCACCGGTGCCCCCGCGTCCGCGATCCTGGCAGGCACCATCGGCGAATGGCCCGACTCGACCCCACCGGCGGGCTGGTACCTGTGCGACGGCACGGTGCACGCCGACCTGGCCGGAACCCTCGGCACCCGGTACGGGACCACCCCCGGCACGGTGCCGCTCTTCTTCCCGATCGTCACCGACGGCTACACCACCCTCGTCTCCGACGTGATCGCCTCCACCCAGCCGGGTTGGCAGGTGAACTCGGTGAACGGCAAACGACAGGACGGCAGCGTCTCGCTGATGATCCAGGTCACCAGGACCGGCGCCGATATCGCTCTCGGTAACCCCGGTCACGCCGACCAGGTCTACGCCTCGACCAAGCCCATGTGGACGCCCGAGAACATCGGAACAGCCGCCTCCTACGAGCAGGTGCCCAGGTTCGGCCTCCTGTCCTCGGGCGGCAACGTGTCGGTCACCTGCGGGTTCGCCAACGACAATGTCGACGGCTACGACATCATGAAGACCAACGTGCTGATCTCCACCTACAACTTCCCGGCCCCGCAGAACGCGGGCATCCCGAAGACCTACAAGATCATCAAGGCTCCGGCCTGATCATTGGCCGTCCTGGACACAGACCGCGACCACCAGGTCCCGGTCGACCGGTGCCCGCTGGTGGACAGCCACGGTGGAGAAGGTGAACCCTGCTGGGCAGGCTCCCGGTGCCACCGGGGGTGCCGGGGTCCCACGCACACCACGGGGTCCGCGTACGCCGCGTGCGCCCTGCGGGCCAGGGTTCCCGGTCGCACCCTTGGGTCCGGTGCGACCGGGACTGCCTGGTACCCCCTGTTGACCGGTTGGACCCGTTGCCCCCACTGGCCCGACCGACCCTGGCTGACCGTTTGTACCATTCGTGCCCGGCGTTCCACCAGGTCCGATCGGCCCACGTTCACCCTGGGGTCCCGGCGGACCCTGAACACCCGCTGGACCCGGTGGGCCGGGGGCACCGGACGGTCCGGTTTGTGTTGGCTGAGTGGCGGTCGGAGCGAGCGGGTCCGCTTCGGAGGCGGCGGTGCCACCCGGGTAGCCGATCAGCGCCAGGATCGCCAGAACTCCGGCCAGCCCGAACCCGGCGAGTGCGTGTGCGTAGATCCACCTCACTCGGGTTCCTCCTCGACCGGTTCGATCTCCTCGGTCTCATCATCGCCCCGTTCGAGACGGCGGGTGGTCTGCCGGTACTCCTGACGCGACTCCCGGGTCGTCTCGGTACGTCCCGCCAGGAACCCAGCGAGCAGACCGATCAGGGTGTTGATCACATCCTGGATCGACTTGTAGGCGGTCGAGGTGTTGGCGCCCGGGTTCTTGATCTGGATCACCCCGACCGTTGCCCCCGCCGCGAGCACCGCGAAGCAGATGGTGCCCGCGATCATCAGGATCAGCAGGTCCGTGGTGGACCGGCCCCGGATCGGTCCACGGTCCCCGGGCATGTCAGCCCTTGGTGCCGAAGACCGCCGGGTGATCGGACGCCTTGTTGTTCTCCGCCCAGTGGTCCTGGACCACATCGGTGATTGGGGACTTCGCGACCAGACAGATCCCGGACTGCTTGCCGTACGCCTTCATCCCCGACCCGATCGCCTTCGCGAACTTGTCGATGTCCTGGTTCGCATCGGCCCCGACCACCGGGTCCGGGTTGGACTCGCACACCTTCTTCAACGAGGCGTTGAAGTTCGGCTGGATCGAGGAGTACCGGGGCGGCGGAGCATGGCCGGAGATGGGGGTGAACACTCCACCCCCCTTCCACCGGACCGCAGCGCACGCCAGCCAGCGGGTCATCATCCCGCCACCCGGCGGCGGGTCACAGCCCTTCACCAGCCAGAACTTGTCGACCTTGACGGTGGCCGTGTTGACCGCCAGGCACGAGTTCTTCTTCGCCTCGGTCGAGGTGTCCTGGTACGCCTTCCACCCCGACGGCAGCAGGCTCTTGAGCGTGAAGTCCTTCGTCTCCTGCAACAGCAGGATGTCGGCTCCGCCGCCGATCAGGTGGTTGATGTACTGCTGGTTGGACCCGGAGTAGAAGTCCATGTTGGCGGTGACGACCCGGGGACCTCCGGTGTCGTAGCCGTCATTGGGGTCGTTCGGGTCAAAAGTAGAGGACGTTGAGTTCCGCCCTCTGCACCGTCCCATCTTCGGGCAGGGTGATCTCGCAGACCACGCGGTCACCCGAGGCCACGTTCTGCGTCCGGTGGTCGATGATGTAGGAGTCGCCGCCGGTGATGATGTGCTCCACCGCCGGGTAGGTCTCAGAGACCTGCCAGACACCCTTGTCGTCCTTGCGCTTCTCCACGAACCGGGTCCGGATCTGACCGGAGGTGGAGGCCACCGTGACCTGGGCGGTCAGGGTCGCGGTGTAGGGGGTCTTGCCGAGCACCACGTAGCCCTCGCCCTTCTTCCCGGCGTCGCCGGAAGTGACCTTGTCCCACTTCAAGGTGGTGAAGGCGCCGCCCTTCACCTTCAACGGAACGGTCAACTGGGTGCGACTGAACTTCGGCATGTCTTCCTCCGGCTCTGGCGGCTTCGGTGCGGGTTCGGGTGCTGCCTTGTAGTCGATCGACGGCTGTGGATTCACGATGATCGCGCATGACCAGCCACCGCTGCTGACCTTGTGACGCTCGAAATGCAGGTGCGGGCCGGTCACGTTCCCTTCCGAGCCGACCTCGCCGATCTTGTCCCCCGCCTTGACCCGGGCACCGTTCGCCACCGCCCGCGACCGCATGTGGGCGTAGAAGTCGCGGGTGCCGTCACCGGCAGGCAGGTCGATCTGATGGTTCCCGAACGCAGAACCGTGGTTGCTGTACTGCACGGTGCCGTCCCGAGCAGCGACCACCTTCGTGCCGGACGGGGAGGCGTAGTCGACGCCGGTGTGGATGCCGTTGCCGGACGAGTCCTCGTTGCAACTCCAATATGACCCACGCTTCCCGTACGGGGTGGAGACGTTGTAGCCAGGAACGGGGTTTGTCATCGCCGCGCCAACGGAAGCAGGAGCATCAGGAAGATCAGCGCCAACTCGATGACCACGATCCACTGGAAGGCGTCGTTGCTCATGGTTCCTCCGAACGTCAGTGACTGACCTTTACTCCTCGGGTGTCCCCTCGCCCTCGCCTTCGCCACCCTCCGGCGGGTCGGCGGTGACATCGGGGACTACCGGCATCCCACCTGGTAGCGGCTCACCGAAACCTGATACCGCGTCCTCGGTGTAGTTCACGATGGGTGTCTCACTCATGGCAGCAGAGTAGACCGTTCTACTGACCCCGGAGTAGACCCTTAGCGGTGGATAGTCTGCTTTCTATGACTCGCACGTATCCGTGGCACCGGCTGACCGAGAAGGACACCGTGAACCGGACCGCCGTGTGCTCCATCTGCGGCCCCACCCAGATCAAGAGGCACGGCAGTCGTCAGTGGAAGTGCATCGTGGTACACAAGCGGCAGGCCCGCAGGGACAACCTGTACCGACGGTTCGGCATCTCGTGGCAGGAGTGGGACGACCTGCTCATCGCACAGTCCGGACTGTGTGCGATCTGCACACGACAGATGACCAGCCCGTACGTCGACCACTGTCATCAGACCGGGCGTGTCCGTGGACTGCTCTGTCAGAACTGCAACTCGGGGATCGGTCACTTCCGGGAGGACCCCTGGACCATGCACGCCGCGATCGACTACCTACTCGCTGCCTCTTCTACTGACAGAGGAGTCACCCCTGTGTAGAGTCACCGCCAGGTAGTTCACGCGGCCTTGGTGCCGGGATCACGCTGTTGATGCGCGCTACGCGCAACCACGTACCGAAGCCAAGGAGCCAACCGTGGACCTGAACCAGAACTTCACCAGCCTCGATGCCGCCGCCCTGGTCGCGTACGCAACCGAGGTCCGCGCCGCGTTCGACGCTCTCGTCGCGATCGACAACCCGACGATCGAGCAGATCACCGAGGCCGAAGGTCTTGCCGAGCACCTCGAAGCGATCGCCGACCACCAGGAGGCGCAGGTCGCCGCCGAAGAGGACCGCGTGAACCGTGCCGCCGCGCTCCGCGAGCGTTTCTCCACCGAGCCGCAGGAAGGTGAGGCCGCCGAGGAGGCCGCCGAAGAGGAGGCCGATGGTGACGAGGCCGATGAGGAGGACGCTGCCGAGGAAGAGAGCGCCGAAGAGGCTGCTCCGACCGCCCGTGCCACGGTCACCACTCTGGCTCGCCGGACCACCCGCCCGGCTCGCCCCGCCACGCCCCCGGTCGTGATCACGGCGGCTGCCGACGTCCCCGAGTTCGCGACCGGGTCCCGGATCGAGACGATGGACATCGTCGGGAAGGCGCTGGTCAACCGGATGCGCGGGTTCAGCACGCCCACCGGTGACGGCACCTCCGAGAACCTGCAGATGTATGGGGTCGCGTCGTTCGCGCTCAACTTCCCCGAGGACCTGACCGTCGACCGGCACTCCGACGACATGGAGGTCCTGAACCGGGCAGCCAACGAGCGTCGCCTTCCCGGAAAGTCCCTGGTCGCCGCCGGTGGCTGGTGTGCCCCCTCGGAGACCATCTACGACCTGTGCCCCGGAGGCTCGACCGACGGGATTCTCTCGCTGCCGGAGATCAACGCCGCCCGTGGCGGTATCAAGTACACCAAGGGACCCGACTTCTCCGCGCTCTACTCGGCGGGCTTCTGCCAGACCGAGGCGCAGGCGATCGCAGGCACCACGAAGCCCTGCTACGAGGTGCCGTGCCCGCCGTTCGTGGAGGTCCGGCTCGACGCCTGTGGGATCTGCATCAAGGTCCCGATCCTCACCAACGCCGCCTACCCGGAACTGGTCTCCGCCACACTGTCCGAGGCGATGGTCGCCCACCAGCACGCCATGAACGCGAAGGTGCTCGCCGCGATCGCCACCTCACTGGGAACGGCGGTCGCGTTCCCTGGTCTCGGTGCCGCCTCCACCGACACCCTGGAAGCCCTGCTCCTGGCCTCGGCGAACATCCGGCAGAAGTACCGTCTGCCGCTGACGAGTTCGTTGGAGGTCGTGGTCCCGTTCTGGGCCAAGGACGTGCTGCTCTCCGACGTGGCCCGTCGCAACGGTGGCGGCTACGGAATGGCGACGGATGCCGACGTGGCGGCGATCTTCGCGGCAGCGAACACCAGCGTCCAGTACGTCTACGACTGGAACCCGCTCCCGGCTGCGGCTGTCGCGTGGCCGACCACGATCCCGGCGCTGATCTACCCGGCGGGTGCGTTCGTGAAGGCCACCAACGACGTCATCAACCTGAACGCCGTCTACGACGCCGCCTCCCTGGCGACCAACATCTACACGGGCCTCTTCTTCGAGCAGGGCATCGCGGTCGCCCCGATGTGCCACACCGGCGTCGCGGTCACCATCCCGGTCTGCAACGCCGGACGTACCGGTGCCGCTGACCTGGTCTGCGCCTGATTCGTTCGTGACGTGGGGGCGGTTGCGCTCCGCCCCCACCCACAACGAGAGGAGGTAGGCGCATGAGTCAGGATCAGTTGGTCCGCATCACAGGTGTCCCGTACCTCGCACCGTCCCGAGTGACACACAGCACGATTCTCGACTACGCCCACATCATCGAGGAGCCGTTGGGGATCGACGTCGATGGGCTGATCTGGTCCTACAACTGCATCGGGATGGACGTGAACCCGCTCGATGACTGTGCGGACTTCCTGACCCTGACGAAGCGGTTCGACTCGCCCTCGTCGGGTGCTGGCTCGTCGTTCGTGGTGCAGGGTGGAGTGACCTGTAAGCCGTTCGGGTTCGACATGAACGATCCGGCGCTTCGCAAGGCGTTCGACGCGATCGAGGCGACCGGGGTGTCCACCGGCCTGTCGTACACCGTGTTCACCGGGGCTGTTGACCTGACCGGAGGAGTCGCAGTCCCACCGAATACGGCGCTCGGCCTGTTGGAGTCCTACGGCTACTTGAAGTACGCCGGAGAGCCGATCATCCACCTCGGCCCCGGCATGGTCTCTCAGGCCGCAGCCCAGGGTGCGATCGTCAACAACGGTGGCAAGTTGTCCACCGTGCTCGGCACCCCGATCGCGGTCTCCGCCGGATACGAGACGAAGACCGGCGACATCCTCGACCCCGAGCAGGTGGCGTACGTGACCGGGGCCGTGGTCCTGGCCCGCAGCGAGGTCGTTCTGCAGAGTTCGCTCAACCAGTCCAACAACGACGCCGTGGTCCTGTACGAACGGCTCTACATGGCAGCGGTCGACTGTCTCGTCGGCAAGGTGAAGGTGAAGGTGTACTGATGGGTGATCAGGTAGAAGTCCCGTTCGGTGAGAACCCGTCCGAGACGGCGACGCTTCTCCTGGCCGCAGCCGAGGAACTCGGTCTCGACCAGGGCGTCGTGGGAACCGTGGAGGGCGGCTTCCTGGTGCCGTCCGAGGTCAACGACAAGGCGTTCCCTCCGAAGGCGGCAAAGAAGACCGCCGCCAAGAAGAAGGGGTGAGACATGGCCGACAACTCCAAGTGCTTCTCGCTGGTCCGAGGTCGGGTCATGCGGGTGACCCGACTGGACGGGTGCGGAGCCGTGGTCCTGGGACCCGACTCCCAGGTCGTCTCCGACGGGTTCATCTCGGTGGCGCTGACCGCGCAAACCGATGAGGGAACCGCGATCAGCGTGACCAACGCAGCCGGGAAGGTCTGCATCTCCGACGAACCCTGTCCCACCTTCACCGGGTACGACATCGCCGTGGAGTTCTGCGGCGTCGACCCGGCACTGATCGCGATCATGACGGGTCAGCCGGTCGTCAACGACGCCGCCGGTGAGACCGCGATCGGGTTCCGGATGAACTCCGCGATCGACGCCTGCGACTCGGGCTTCGCGTTGGAGGTCTGGTCGCAGGTCCCCGCCGCCGTGTGTGAGGCAGGCAGCGAAGGATCGTACGGCTACTTCCTGGTTCCGTTCGTCAAGGGCGGCATCATCGGCGACTTCACGATCGCCAACGACGTCGTCAACTTCACCCTCTCCGGTGCGAAGTCGAAGGACGGCTCCGCCTGGGGTGTCGGTCCCTACAACGTGACCCGGGACGAGACGAACCTCCCGGCCCCGTTGAACGTGGCGATCGACTCCAACGACCACCTGGACATGGAACTGACCACGGTGGCCCCTCCGGATGCGGCCTGCGGTTCGGTCGCCCTCGGTACACCCGCCTCCGGCGCCGAGGCCGGAACCCCCGGCACGTTCACGCCGGACAACTCCTACGGTCCCGAGTCATTCGCCGACTTGGGTGCGCTCACCGCCGACCCGATCACGCCGTGGACCACCGGCCAGCACATCGTCCTCCGCGACGGCTCACTGGCTCACTGGGACGGCACCGCCTGGGTCGTGGGGTCCGCTCCGTAAACGTCAGTCACTGACGTTCCTAGGGAAGCCCCTTGCCTCTGATCCGGGGCAGGGGGCTTCTTCAATGAGAAGGTGAGGTCCATGACGGTCGACCCGATCGCGCCAACCAGTGGCTGCCCGTGGCCGGTCGACCCGGCCTGTCTCGGCGAGGAGTGGGATGCCCTCGACTCGGAGATACAGGACCGGGCCACCCTGCTCGCAGGAGAGACCCTGCGCCGTCTGACCGGCTACCGGGTCGGTGGCTGTCCGGTCACGGTCCGGCCCTGCAAGGCGTCCTGTGCGGGCGCTACCCTGCTGCCCTTCTACGGCGGTGGTCGGTTCTACCCGCATCTGAACACCGGCGGGTACTGGGTGAACTCGTGTGGCTGCACGTCGGACTGCTCGTGCTCCGAACTGTGTGCGGTCACCCTGCCCACCCCGATCGGCGGGATCGACGAGGTCACCGTCGATGGGCTGGTGGTCGACCCGACCGACTACACGATCATCCGCGACCAACTGACCTGGATCGGTGGCGGCGACTGCCCGTGGCCGATCTGTCAGGACCTGGGTGCCGGACTCGACCAGCCCGGCACCTTCTCCGTGACCTACCTGAACGCCTGGCCGGTCGACACGTTGGGCGCCTACGCCTGCGGGGTGCTGGCGTATGAGTACGCCCAAGCCTGCACCGGCAGCAAGTGCCGCCTCCCCAACAACGTCACCAGCCTGACCCGGCAGGGCGTCTCGATGGAGATCGCGACCGGGGCGTTCCCCGGTGGTTTCACCGGGATCAGGGAGGTCGACGCCTACATCGCGATCTGGAACCCCGAAGGACTCCGCCAACAGACCCGGGTGTGGTCCCCCGACATCCACCCACCTCGGGTGGTCCGGTGACCCTGTACGACAACAACGCGGTGTTCACCCGGGTCGGTGAACTTGCGCTGTGTCTGTGCTCCCAGATCGCGGACCCCGAGAACGGGGTGCCGGACGTCTGCTTCTGCGGGCTGGTGCCCGGCGAGCAGGCGATCGCCAACTACGCCGGTGACTGCAAGGACAAGTGCGGCATGGCCTGGGTGCGGCTCATCTCGATGTACCCGATGGCCTCGATCGGGATACCCGACGCCACCCCCGGCAACTGTGGAGTCGGGGTCGGCATTGACGTCGAGATGGGGATTCTGCGGTGCATCAGTGTCGGCGACGAGGTCGGCAACCTGCCCTCACCCGGTGAACTGTTGGAGGCCACCCAACTGCAGATCGCGGACGCGATGGTGATGCGGAAGGCCGTCTACTGCTGCGACGCGATCCCCAGTAAGGAAGCGATCCTCGCCACCTACACCCCGAACGGCCCGCTCGGTGGCCTGGTCGGCGGCACCATGATCGTCTCGATGGGCACCGAGTAATGGCAGCCCGGCGGACTCGCTTCGTCTCCGATGAGTTCGTCGTCGAGTACACCGACATCCACCCGGAGGAACTATGGGAGCCGGGCCACATCGTCTACGACTGGTGCCGCCAGATCGGCACCGAGTTGAAAGAGGCCACTAAGGCGTTCGTCCCGGTTGGCGGGAAGAACTCCGAAGCCCGGTACAAGCGGGTCGGGACCGGGCGGCTGCTGGCCTCGGTGTACGCCTTCGGGCACCGGACCGGACCGGAGTCCTACAACTTGGAGTTCGGGGCGGGGATGCCGTACGCCTCGTTCGTGCACGGCGGCACCGCGTTCCAGCGCGGCGGGTACATCTACTCCAACCTGGGCTGGGCGAACAAGGCGACGGTGGACGCGATCATGTTGCAGGGCGGTCCACCGCGTGGGGTGAAGCCAGCGGGTGCGATGCGGGGACTGTTCATGTCGCTGCCCCCCGGTGCCGGTCACTCCTACCGCTACCACATGCGGGTCCGGGGCCAGAAGGCCAACCCGTTCCTGGTGAAAGCGTGGCGGGTGGTGCACTTCAACCACGAGGGTCTGCCGTCTGACCTGCAGTTCACCTACGCCTCACCGCTCCAAGGCCGGTGACCCCCCTACCGGCGGGGGACTGTTGGTCAGTGACTGACCTTCCTACGCTGCAACAGACACGTCGACCAGAGGAGCGAGTCTCTTGAAGGAGTTCACCACCGCCTTGAAGGCGGTCACCGAGGACGAAGACCTGCCGATGGTGTTCTCGATCGACGGTCACGAACTGGCGGCGTACAAGCCCACCGACGGGCAACTGGCGCTGCTGATGAGCGCGGTCGGACGGCACACCAACATGCAGACCCGGATCGCAGGCATCATCGACTTCTTCGTGGCCGTGATGGACGACGACTCGGCTTCCTACGTGACCGACCGGCTGCTGTCCCGATCCGATCCTCTCGGGATCGAGCAGGTCCAGGAGGTCATGGAATGGATGGTCGAGGAGTGGACTGGCCGCCCTACCCAGCCGCTCTCCGTCTCTACGCAATAGCGGAGGAGCGGTGGGCGGAGATCGAGGCGCACTACCTCTCCGTCGATCTGTTGCGGCTTCCCCCGGCGAAGTTCCTGAACGCGGTCTACGCCTGGTGCGTGAAGTTCATGCAGCCCGAGGACCGGGAGAAGTGGGACATCATGCTCACCGCACCGCTGCCCGGCACCGAGAAGAAGATCCGCCCACCGTCGGAGGCCGAGGTCGATGCCGAGGGCGAGGCGTTCCTCGCCGCCATGTCCACCCACCAGTCACTGACCGGGGGTAGTCGTGGCTGAGAAGATCGGGTCCGCCTACGTCCGGGTGTTCTTCCGGTCCTCCGGTGAAGACCTCGCCGACGACATCAAGGGCGACAAGGGGTTCGAGAAGGCCGGGAAGCAGGCCGCGAAGCAGACCGGGGAGGGGTTCAACAGCGAGTGGACCGACCAACTCCGGGAGCGGATGAAGAACGACGACAACTACAACAAGAAGACGACGGCTGCCTACAAGGGCAAGATGACGAAGTTGAGGAACGACCTCAACAAGTTCTGGGAGGAGGAGCGCAAGAACATCGACCAGGGGATCAACCGTCCCTTCGACGACCTGGACCGCGACCTGGTCAAGATGAACAACCGGTTCAAGCAGATCACCGCCAACCTGCCCGACTTCATGGAACTGTCCGGCCAGACCGAGGACCTCGACCACCGGTGGCGTGAACTCGACCGGACCATGCAGTCCGTGGCCGGGTGGGCGTCCGGGATCGGGGAGTCGTTCAAGGACTCCTCACACACCGTCGAGGTCGAGACGGACAAGATCACCAAGAACACCGACGGGTTCTTCTCCCGGCTGGGGTCAGGCTGGTCGAAGGCCCGCGAGGAGCAGCGGAAGACCGACGCCGAGAACGGCAACGTCTTTAGCCGCTGGGAGAAGCGGTCCGGCAAGTTCAGCGGCCTGATGTCCAAGTTGTTCGGCAAGGGTGCCCGCAACAACTTCATGAACCTGGTCGGAGTCATCGTCGGTGGACTCACCTCCATCCCCACCGTCGCCTTGAAGGCGCTCGGTCCGGTCGGCGACATGTTCGGCAAGAACCTCACCAAGCCGATGGAGGAGTCCGCCGGGGTAGCCGAACAGTTGGGTGGGCAACTCGCGGGCCTGGTCGAGATCCTCCCCGAGATCGGGATCGTCGCAGGGATCGCACTGATCGGCCTGCCGCTCCTACTGAGCGCCGTCGCCTCCCTGTTCATGCTGATCACCGGTGCCGTGCTCGCCCTCGCCGCCGCCCTCTCGTTCGCCCTGATCGGTGCGATCGGTGCGGTCGCCGGTGCCCTGGTGCCGCTGGCCGCCGGGATCGGGGTCGCAGTCCTGGCGATCAGCAACATGGACAAGAAGTCCAAGGACGCCTTCAAGGGGATCGGCAAGTCGTTCAAGGATCTCGGCAAGGACGCCTCCCAGGAACTGTTCAAGAACGCAGCCGCCGACGCCAAGACGTTCGAGGGCGTCATGAAGACGCTGCACCCCCTGGTAATAGCGATCGCGGGCGCACTCCGTGAGGTCGGAGAGTCCCTCCTGAAAGGACTGTCCGGGAAGCAAGGCAAGGCGTTCATCGCGTTCCTGACCGCCACCCTGCCGGGGATGATCAAGCAGATCGGGACCATCGTCGGGAACGTGGGCCAGGGCATGGCCGGGCTGTTCGTCGCCGTCACCCCGCTGGTCGAGGAGTTCCTGGGCTGGCTGACCGGTGTCACCGCCGCGTTCGCCGACCTCGGTAAGGGTGGCTCGAAGTCGAAGTTGAGCAAGTTCTTCGCCGACCTGCAACCAACGATGGATGCCGTCGGTGCGGCGATCGGCCAGGTCATCGGGCTGATCTTCGACCTGTTCAACGGGCCGGGCCAGAAGACCGGCGGCGAGATGTTCAAGTCGCTGGCCGACAACGTGCGCAAGTTCCGGGACTTCCTGGCGGGGGCCAAGAAGGACGGGTCGCTGCAAGAGTTCTTCGACCAGGCCAAGCAGTTCACCGACAAGATCGGCGAGGCGATCGTCGCCGTCGGCCAGTTGATCGCCGCCCTCGACACCCCCGAGATGCGGCGGGTCCTGATCTTCATGGTGGACTCGTTCGTCAAGGTGGTCCGGTTCATCACCGTCTTCGCCCGGCTACTGGCCGACCAGATCCACCTGTGGTTCGTGATCGGGAGGGCGATCAAAGAGGCGTTCAGCAAGGTCGGGGATGCGGTCCACCACGCCTGGCGGGTCATCAAGGACACCTTCAAGCCGGTGAAGCCGTTCATCCAGAACCTGATCAAGAACATCTCCTGGGACGGTCTAGTCAAGGCCGCGAAGCACGCCTGGGGTGCGATCAAGTCGACGTTCGCTCCGGTCGGCCCCTGGTTCGCGGCCCGGTGGCACACCATCTCCTCGGCTGCCTCCAACGCCTGGCACGCCGTGACCACGGCTGCCTCCACCGCCTGGCACGCCGTCGAGCGCGGGTTCGGCAACGCACTCGACGCGGTGGCTCGGTTCTTCCACTCCCTTCCCGGACGGATCAGCGACCTGGCCGGTGACTTCGGCAGGATCGCCGGGAACTGGGGCAGCGCGATCGTCGATGCGCTCCGCCACGTCCCCGGTGACGTGGTCGACCTGTTCCGTGGCCTCGGCGCCCAGATAGCGTCCGCGATCGGCAGCATCATTCCGCACATCAACTGGCCTTCTCCGCCGAAGTGGCTGTCGAAGATCACCGCCACCGGTGGCGTGTTCGCCGGTGCCCAGATGCGGGTCATCGGCGAAGCGGGGGCGGAGGCCGTGGTTCCGCTGCACCGTCCGCTGGCCCAAGTGGACCCGGCGGTGCGGTGGCTGTCGGCGATCGCCCAAGGCAAAGCCGACCCGAC